GGGGCACATGCGGAGCGTGTGCCTTGCCATTGGGGTGCAGCCGGAGTTTCTACCACAGAGCGGCCGGCTGCATGCGACCACCTGTAAGTGACCACAGCGCAACTGTACCAAACAGGCATGCGGCGGTCACTGGCAGAGTTTTTGGAGTTTTGCCATGAACCGTAAACAGTTCAATTCCATTGAGCGCGCACGGCGTTCGCTGTTGACCCTACCGCAAGCTTTGCTCCACGCCGCACGTGATTATCCGGGCGGCGCCACTGCCATTGCCGCTATCGACGGCGGCAACGCCACCACCCTCAATCACAAGCTGAGCCTGACCAATACCAGCCACACGCCTAATATTGGCGATCTTGAATTGGTGCTAGATGCCACGCGCGATCCGCGCATCGTAGATGCGTTGCTGCATCCCATTGGTTGGGTGGGAATCGACGTTTCCGAGTTGAGCGACACCGACACGGCGCAGTCGCTAATGGCAGGCATTGGCGAGTTGCTTTCTCGTGAGGGGGAGTTAGCCACGCATGTATCGACCTCATTGTCCGATGAAAAATTGGACGATGACGAACTGGCTGAGTTTGAACTGCTGGCCGAGCGGATGGTGCAGGCGGTGTTCAAGTTGCGCGCAGTGTTCCGCAAGATGCATGCGGAGGATCTGCACTATGTCTGACAACGCAGATGTGGCTGATAACGTGATTGCTCTTAATCTCGCAGTGGCCATGGCCGCCCGACCTATTGCCAATCCAGGTCAATGTACGCTCGAGTGCGTGGACTGCGGGGATGTCATCCTAGAGGCTCGGCGGTTGGCAATGCTTGATCGCGGCTGCACGCGCTGCACTGACTGCCAGGAGCTGGCAGACCGGCGTGGGGTACGGGCATGACCAATCACGAACTACTCGATGATGTGTTGGCCCAGTTGCAGGACTACGGGCTCAAACCAGAAACCCCATTGGTGATTGGTAAGCGAACGCGTTGCGAGTGCGACGGTGACAAGGCCCCGGAGAAAACGGGTTGGTATGTGATCTATGAGCATCTGACGGGGGATGGAAAAACACTGTATTGCGGCGCGTTTGGCGATTGGCGTCAGGGTGAAAAAGGCAGCTGGCAGAAGATCAAGCCTAAGGGCGGGCGGCTGAGCGCTGAAGACCGAGCGGTGATGCGCGCCAGGGCCGAGGAGGGCCAGCGCAAGGCCGCCTTGGCTGAGGACCGAAAGCACCGCACTGCCGCACGGCGCGCTGCTGGTATGTGGAAGCACTTATCTGAAAAGGGCGGTTCGCGTTACTTGGATGCCAAGCGGGTAGTCGGCATCGGTCTGCGTTACAAAGCGAAGAGTGGTACGGCTTTTGTGCCGATGCGCAATGTGAAAGGCGATATTGTCGGGCTACAAGTGCTGTACCCGGAAAAGCAGGCTGCTACGGGTCGGAACAAAACCTACTGGCCGTACGGTTTGGCGAAAGAAGGCGCGTTTCATCTGATCGGCCCAGAGCCTGAGCCAGGCGATGTGATTTTGATCGCAGAGGGATACGCGACCGGCGCCAGCCTGCACATGGCGACCTCACTGACGGTGTGCATTGGTTTTGATGCAGGCAACCTGCTGCCGGTGGCACAAGTCATGCGCACAAAGTATCCCGGCCGGCAGTTGGTGTTTTGCGCAGATGATGATTGGAAGACGGTAGTGAATGGGCACCCGTATAACTCGGGGGTAATCAAGGCCGGCAATGCGTCGGTTGTGGTCGGTGGGCAGATGGTTATGCCGGTATTCGACAACGACCGGGAAGACGGCTGGACGGACTTTAACGACTTGCACTGTGCTGAGGGCATGGACACGGTGCGTCGCCAGGTGTTGGCGGTGGTTCGACCCTCTACCGATGAGGGGTGGCGTGAGAAGCTGCAGTACTCTGAAAAAGGAGGATTGATCGTACACCCGTTCAATGTGGCATTGATTCTGGGTAACGATAAACGCTGGGCCGGAGTAATCGCCTGGGATTCGTTCAGTTCGAAGACGCGCAAGCTGCGTACACCTCCGTATGGCGGGGGTAAGGGGGACTGGACCGATCTTGACGACATCAGGGTGGCGCTGTGGCTTGCTGATGTTTACGGGCTACGGGTGAAAACTGCCCACGTTGTTGAGGCTGTAAGTGCGGTGGCGAATGACAACGCCTACCACCCGGTGCGTGAGTATCTAGAAAGCCTGGAGTGGGATGGCGTGCGACGCCTTGAGCGTTGGTTGCAGGATCGGCTGGGTGTTATGGATAGTTCGTACACCCGCAAGGTGGGCAAACGATGGCTGATTTCTGCGGTGGCACGCGTGTGTCGGCCTGGCTGCAAGGCTGACTCAATGTTGATTTTGGAAGGCTCGCAGGGCGAGGGGAAATCCACCGCTGCGCGGGTATTGGGCGGCGAGTGGTTCATGGATACGTCATTTGATCTGAGCAGCAAAGACGCCTATCAGGCGATCCGGGGCAAGTGGATTGTGGAGATGGCCGAGCTGGACTCACTGAACAAGGCAGAGTCGACCAAGGCCAAGCAATTCGTCTCATCGCCCATCGATACCTACCGCGAGAGCTATGGCCGGCGGATGCTGGATGTTCCCCGGCAGAGCGTTTTTATCGGCACGACCAACCAGGATGAGTACCTGAAGGACGATACGGGCAACCGCCGTTACTGGCCGGTGATGTGTACCAAAGTGGATCTTGAGGGCTTGCGAGCCGACCGTGATCAACTCTGGGCCGAAGCGTTAGCCTGTTTTCGCGCGGGTGACATATGGTGGGTGGAGCGCGATGAGGCTGATGTTTTTGCCGCTGAGCAGGATCAGCGTTATCAGGCCGATATGTGGGAAGACCTTGTGGTCGGCTACCTGGCCGACAAGCATATTGGCGATACGGTGACAGGCGCGCACTTGCTTGAGCATGCGCTTAACATCGATCCAAGCCACTGGGGTAGACCCGAGCAAATGCGCATCGGCAAGATTATGCATCGGATGAATTGGCCCCGGCGGCGCAAGGGTAACTGTGTGCGTGGTGTGCGCAGCTATGAGTATGTGAAACCGCCGGAGTGGAAGCGAGGGTCGGCGGTGCCCAGACAGGAGACTGCATTTTGATCCCTGAAATGGATGAGATGTTGAAGCTTTGGGCGCTCGATATGCACGGTGGCGGCGGCCCTGACGGATCTGCCAGCAGCATGTTGGGTCAGTTGATCGATTGCCGGGGGGAATTGATTCGTGGCTCACGCGGCGGTTCAAAAATGCTGTTGCCATGGAGTGCAGACATTGAGGTGATCGTAAACAAACATCTGTCCTGGCATCTGGCCCAAGTGGTGCAGGAGCATTACCTGAACCGTGAAAGCGTGGAACGCCAGAAATGGGCGCACTGCGGGTGTGGTCGGACGCAGTTCTATGCGCGCTTGCACTCGGCACATCTGGAGATCGCAGGCATGCTGCTTGAGCGCGTAGCCTGATGGCGCGGCGCGTCCCTGTACGGCCTGCTAGTGTTTTGGCAAGTGGGCCATCTGCGCGCCGCGTGTTAATTGATGATGGCCCACCGTCCCACCTTTTTTGCATCTTTCCCCCATGTGACGCATACACCCACATACGCGCGCGCGTACGCGCAGCGTTTATTAATTCTCCCTTTACATGGAGAAAGTAATAAATAGTAGGACGGAGGGGCACCGCTTTGATTTATCGGTGTTTCAGACGTCGCGCCTGTCTTGTGATCAGTGGGACAAGAGGGTCCATGCCTGCGGCGCTAGAGCCAGTTACGTTATATGTCCGTTGATTGCCGGTGTATTGCCGCTGATTGCCGTTGATTGCAGGGTGGCAGCGCCGAGCTCTTGCTGCCACCGGACTGGAGGGGTATAAATCAGTCATGTTCAAAGAGGTACGCAAACAGCGATCTCACCAAAAACCCGGCCTTTGCGCCGGGTTTTTTCATTTCTCCTCAGACGTACTACTTCGTACAGATAATTTTTCCTTTGGAACTGAGAAATGGAACGAGATCAGAAGCTGTTGGTGAAAATCTTAAACGTCTGCATCAAGGACTCCGATGACTGGAAGCTCGATTTATCGGGCAAGGATATTCGCAGCAAATTCTCCAGCGCCGAGTGTGTCCATTGGTCCGGCGTAGTCGTGGATGGCCATATCGAGCTGCTTGTAGATTTGGGTTGTATCAATGTTGAAGGGGAAGCTCCGGATATACGTATCCAGCGCGTCACCAATGCGGGATATAACTATCTCGACAGAAGTAGAAGGTTGAGCTCGCGTAGCAGTGAACTTCCCATCCACTAGACAACAACTTTTTTGAGCCCTGCCTAGTGCAGGGCTTTTTCGTTTACGGAGTAGGCCAATGACGAACGAACAGCAAGCGCTGGCAGAAATGCCGATCTGGTTAGTGATCGTCCTGGCCCTGGTGGGAGGTGTGTCGGGCGAGATGTGGCGAGCGGACAAGGAGGGCGCCCGGGGTTGGGCATTGATACGGCGGCTGGCCCTTCGGTCTGGCGCCTGCGTGGTGTGCGGAGTGTCGGCCATCATGCTGCTGTATGCGGCAGGCATGTCGATCTGGACCTCTGGGGCCCTGGGGTGCCTGACCGCCATGGCAGGCGCAGACGTTGCCATCGGGTTGTACGAGCGCTGGACCGCCAAGCGCTTGGGCCTGCAGGAGGCAGAAGCCAAGGGTGAGGCCGGACCATAAACATCCAGGGGTAACGACCATGATGCGGGTTGAGATGCGTGACAACATCGACAAGATCGTCAGGGAGATGCGTGGGCTCAGCAAGTCGAAGGTGCCAGTAGCTGCTGCCAAAGCACTGACCTTCACCGCCGAACGCGTCCAGGCGGCAGAGAAGGCCGAACTGGAGCGGGTGTTTGATCGGCCCACACGCTGGACTCTGAATTCGATATTCAAGCGCAGTGCCACGACCAGCCGCCTGTTTGCCCGGGTGTGGGTCAAGGACGAAGCAAGCTCCGGTGTGCCCGCGTCCAAGTACTTGCCGGTCCACATTGACGGTGGCAACCGACCACACAAGCGATTTGAGAAAGCGCTGATCCACTACGGCTTGATGCCAGCGGACATGTACGCTGTCCCTGGTCGGCGCGCCAGGATGGATGGCAACGGCAACATCAGTCGCGGCCAGATCGTGCAGATCCTGTCCGCACTCGGAGCAGCTGAGCGGGTGTCGGGCTTCATGGCCAACCGCACTAAGCGCAGCCGGCGCCGCAACCGCAATGCACCGGACTACTTCGTGGGGCGGCCTGGCAATGGCACCGGCCCTTTGGGGA